GAAACATCTAAACATATTAAATCACCCGCAGGAAAAAAAAGAGTGGCTGAAATAGAAGCCGCTCATAAAAACCCTGAAGTAAATAAAAAAGCTAATGAATTGCATAAAAAACTTCCAAAATCTCGAAAAAAAACTTCGTATATTAACAATTGGAGATAAGAATAACAAAAAAAATCAGCCTAAATAGGCTAAGGAGAATAAAATGGCACATAGCAAAGAAGCCCATGGAAAACATGCCGCAATGGCACAATTTCAAGAAGGACACTGGGAAAAAAAGATGGAACCGACTAAAGTATCGGATGGTAAGTATACAGAAGGCGAGATGCGTAATCCAGAGCACCTAAAGGAATCTGTAGATAAGTTTGCCGCTTATGCAAAGAAGCATAAAGCGATGCATTGATTTTTTACATGTGAAGGGTTCAACTCCCTTGTGAGGCAGCTGTATGGTTGCCCTTGTGGTGTAGCATGTATTTTAAAGAAGCACAAACCCACCGAGCCGGATAATGTTGTGGGGCAGCTCCTCCATTTTGCCTGATGAAGCGTAAAGCAGAAACCCGAAAGGGTCGCAAAGCGTCCCCAGGGGGAGTTGGGTTGGGACTTAAGTCCGGCAATTTGAGAGGCCAGGTTTGGGCTGCTAGCAAGCGATGGTTTGATTCCATACCCTCTCGTTTTAAGCAGGATGTTTGCTAGGGGATTGGAGAGAAACTAGCGGTCAGGCAGATCGCAAATAAGACCTTAAAATAAGTCTGCCATTTTTTTGGTTCGGTAGCTCAGCAGTTAGAGCCAATGTTTTTATCGTTTGAGGGAGATATCGCCTCGTGACGATAAAGATCGGGAGCGTGGGTGCAATTCCCACCCGAATCTTTGAAGGTTTTCAAGTGTAGGGTAAATAACACACGTATCCGGCCTCCTCAGAGGAGGGACAACCGTTGCAAGTGGCGTTATCTATTGTTAAAATAGGTTTACCGGGTGGTTCACTTAAGAATAATGCAAAGAAAGCTACTAAAGCAAAAGGGAAATAAAATGGTTAAAAAACACCATGCACCTGATTACGTAAAGAATAAAACTGCCGACGTTATTCCACACGATTGGAACCCGGCTGTTCCTGATAAGCAATGGGAAGAGCGCAGGGATTTTGCACCTACTCCATACCCAACACCGATTGGCGCATTCAATGCCATGCCAGCAAAACGAAGACCTTGCACGCACCATAAAGTTAACGAGTGTGACCATTGAACCATATTGATAACCCGTTTCGCATTGAAAAGACACCGAAAGAGTTGCTGGAGTCATTTAATAAACAACTTGAAATTTCTGCTGTCATCACAAATAATGAAATTGAGATTGATCATGAGAAAAGTGCGCGTAAAGCTTCTAAGAAAAAGTCTAAGAAAAATCCTACCGAAGTTCTCGACTCAGCAGTGGAGACGGTATAAAAAGAATTATATGGATGGATTGGTTTAATGAATCAGCCGTTAACAGCCGGACAACTGTCCCATAAAGCTTTTTCAGATAATACTAAGTATGATGCTCTCGAGGTAGGTCACGCAATCACTGATAAGATCATGCCTCAATTACGCATATGCATTGAAAATCACCGGAATATAATTGATGAAAATGAATTCTGTATTGTGATGGTAATAGCGGAAGATCCGCTTGTAAAGAACCTCAAACGTCGAAAGTTTTACGCCTGGCCCTATCTTCCTAGTCCGCGCCCCAATCAATCAGTTTTTTTATACAATAAAGGTTTAGACAGAATAACAAAGCGATTATGGATCTTACCATCGGCTCAAGTAATGGCAGAGTTAGCAGGTACGCAAATAGTAGTCCATAAACGATATGCGACAATACAAGCATGGAGTGTAGCATTTTATAAAGGCACCTTTTGGGAATATGTTAGACATGATCAAAACACTGATATGTTATCAGAACATGAGTATTTCTTAAAACATCGCGATGAACTCATTAAGGCTGGATGTAAGCCTATTGATGCGAGCTACTCCGAGCCCTTTGATTTCTCTAAGATTACAGTTAAGGAGTTCGAAAATACGGGTGATACCAGCATTAAGTAACGCTCTTTCTATTTGTTTCGGCAAACATAATACTTCTATTGGTGCATCTGTGGCCATAAATTGCATAGTGTTATTATATTCTACAAGTTTCTTTAAAACCTCTTCCTTAATTTTATTTTTTAACATATCTTGAGTTAAAATCTTTTCTTCATCCACAAAGGAGCCTTATTTATGACAGTTTCGAATCCCGAAAATACCCCACAACCGAATATTGATACACAGAAAACTGTAGATCCAAATTTGAATCAGCAGTCAATTTCAACTAATGAACCGGAAAAGAGTGAAGATCCCAACTGGCGAGCATTCCGTGAGGCGCGTAAGCAAGATCGAGTACATCGTGAAGCTGCGGAAAAACTAGCGCAAGAAAAGGGAGCAGAAGCACAAGCTTTAAAGGCTGCTATGGATGCGTTGCTTAACAAAGGAAATCAACAACAACCACAGCAGCAATACAGCTATCAAGAAGAGGAAACCGAAGATCAACGAATAGAGCGTAAAGTACTATCAGCAATAGCCCAGCGAGAGCAAGCGGCAGCACAAGAAAGGCAACAACGAGAACGTGAAGAGTATCCAACACGTCTGCAACAGCATTTTCCAGATTTTCAGCAAACAATTGCAAACGAAAATCTTGATTACCTTGATTATCATTATCCAGAAGTTACCGCAGCCTTTAAAATGTTGCCGGATGGATATGATAAATGGCATCATATTTATAAAGCTATAAAGAAATTCATACCTAATCAACCACATGCTAAACAAGATTCTGCAAGGGCGGATAATAATTTCAATAAGCCTAAATCCATGTCTAGTGCTGGTGTGGTGCAGTCCAATACGGGGGAAGGTTCGGCTAATGTTTTATCAGCAGAGAGAAAGGCAGAAAACTGGAAAAGAATGCAAGCAGCAAGAAAAGGGGTGAATTAATGGATATGGAAGTAAAAAACGAATATAAGATTGAATCTTTTATACGCATGTTTAAAGAGCATGCCGAAGAAGCAGATAAACGAAGAATGGAATTTAAAAAAACTCATAAAGAAAGTTTCCCTTTCGAACCAATCCCTTCGCATCTTTGCGATGATTCTTTTAATTTGTCAACAGCACTGTCGATTATGTGCGCGGAGATCGAAAGATTGAAAAGCGTTGTTGGACTTAAATGATTTTACTGTGATATAATACTTCTAAACACGCCTAGGAGGCATCCGAAAAGCGTCACTCTAACGCCGGCGTGTTACTTTATTAATAGAGATAACAAAAGAGATGTTATGACAGATCTTATGCAATTTTTTGGAATTATTATAACCGTCATAGGCTCTGCCTATTGTATTCACAGAGATATCCGTGAAGACATGAAAACACAAACAGCACGCACAGATAAACTTTATGAAATGTTCATTGACCTTGTTAAAGAAGGTAGGAAATAACAACATCTATTGACTAAAATTTTTAATGTAACTATCTTAAAAAATTAGCGGATGAAGGGGTCGCTTCCTTCAAAGAGCCTACGCCTCTTTAACGTAAGATAAAAAGAAATTTTTAACTTACTTTAACGAGGCTTTTTTTATGTCATTTTCTACCGGTATCGTCGGTATTCAGAATATGGCCCCAGAGTTGCCTGTGCAGGCATCCGAGGACCTTTTGTCTACTCCTATGTTCAATCTTATTCACTCCTACGGTGTTGACCAGCATTATGCTGAATCATACATCGGGAGAACGACACGTATGTCACGTTTTGAGCGTCTTTCTACGGAAGGCGGTCAACTTGACGGAAGCGGTATCGACCCAGCAAGTGAAGTTCCTGTCAGAACTGACATTGATGCAACTATGGAGATCTACGCGAAATCCATAGCTGTCAACGAGCAGTTAGTTTTGTGGGAAAATAGCAAAACTCTTACGAAATTTACTGCATTGCTTGGGCAATGGCTTCGTGAGAAGGAAGATTTGCTTATGCGCGATCTTTTCAGCTCGAGCGTTTCTTATATAAACGCCACTGGGGGCTTAAACGCAGACCAACCTAGTAACATATCTTTGAATGATGTGAATAACATCGAACAGATATTACTTGGCAATGATGCTCGTTCAATGCTAACCCAACTGGAAGCGACTCTGGAATTTGGAACATCAGGCGTAAGAGATGCATTTATCGCCCTTTGCAGCACAAATATAACAAATGACCTTCAAAAAGTGCAGGATGTTCTCCTTAAGAAGAACTATCCGACACAAGAAGGGCTTAGACCGGAAGAGTATTGCTCAATATCTCGTTTCAGGTTCTTTACTTCATCTAAAGCAGCAAGAACGCCTGGTATCTCTACTAAAGGCAATACTGTCTATACCATTCCTATGTACGGTTTGGAAGCAGCATCTAAGATTTCACAAAACAATTACACCTCTAAAATCGGTTATAGGCCGGATTGGGTTGTTTCTTCTGTGGCTCAAAACAGCCAACTATACGCCAAGTTTGCTATCGCCCGTGCGATTACAAACCAGAACTGGATATCGGGTCTGAACGTTACGACATTCATGCCGTCATAAGGGGGACACCATGGCCTTTACTATCGTTACTCAAGGTACTTTTATTCAGCCAGCAACAGCGGTTAACCAAGTTATTTCGTTGCCTTCAGGTGCTGATTATTTTAAAACATACAATCTTACACAAATGGCCCTAGCTCCAGCGACTCCTGTCGTTGTTATGGCGGAGTGGTTCGGTGGTGGATTAACAGCCGTCAATGACGGTCTTAGATGGAAAAAATCATCTAGTACTAGCGTTTTGAATTTGGACACATTTCAAACCTCAACGGCTTCTAATGGTTTTATATACGTGACAAGTTATCCAGCTCCTCAAGCTGCTTTGACAGGTACGACTATCACACAAGCGGCTAATGCGGTTGCAAGTGTTACAAACACCTATTCCAATGGCGATCAAGTTATTATTTATAATGCCGTTGGTATGCAGCAGATTTCAGGAATGAAATTTACAATCTCTAGTGTGACCGGATCTCAAGTCACTCTTTTAGGTTTAAATTCATCTGGTTTTGCAACAGCAGCAACGTCCTTCCTTGTTAGACGTGTTAGCCAGTATACACCGGTTGAGCCAAGTATGGTTTATGTGACAGCCGTCACACAAGCAGCGCAAGCTCAAGTGACAGTATCGCAAGCTAACCAAGTCTACCTTGGCCAGAAGATTGAATTTACCATCCCCGGATCTTTCGGAATGGTTCAGCTCAACAACTTCAACCAGCCTCAAAGTAACCCTGTTTATGTTACCGCAATCATTGACCCTTATAATTTC